GACCACGATTAATTGGTCTGCCAGTTGCCGCACCACCAGCAGTTTCACCAAAAGACATTGGCGATGCTGTAGTTGCCATTTGTTCTGCAATCATGGCTTGCGCTTGGTCAGGCGTAGTTCCTTCTGCTACCTCAAATCTAGCAACACGACCATCAGGCATTTCAAATCGTGCTATTGGCATTATTCAAATCCTAAAAATTTTGGAGCAGTTACAGCAGGAACATTAACTTTAGGAATATTTAATTGTTCTCTTGCCGTAGGTGGTGCTGGGGGTGGGGGTGCTGATACTCTAGCTGGAACTGCTCGACCTGCCGCAATATAAGCACCCTCTAACAATGACTCTAAGCGTTGTTTTTTAGCTTGTACTGTTTGTGGTTTATCACCTAATACTGGGAAATAGGTTTCACGCATAGCATTTAACTGTTCTCTTGTGTATGCCGCACCAGTACGCAATGTCAAAGCCGCATCCAACACATCAAGCTGAGAATCCTCAACAATCTGACGCTGTGCTGGCTTCATATTGCGTGACAGCAAATTAGGCCCAGTAATGGCTTCTACTACGCTTGCTGGTACATTTGGTTTAACCGCAGTAGGATCAATGCCAAGAGCAGTTTGCATCTGCAATAAGTTTCTGTCCAAAATGTTAGACATAAACCCTGCTTTTCTTTCCTCGCCCGATGGCATATTAATGCTGGTTGCACCCGCCCTTTTTATCATTGTTTGATAGTCTACAAAACTACCTTTAAATGGATTTATAGGGTCTTTTGAAGCTAATAAATAGTCTTTATAGTCGGAACTAGTTTTATCAGCACCACTAGCTACTATTTTGTGAGTTCCATCAGGTTGAACTTGAATACGAACCCCACCCTCAGACAATGTATAACTTTCAGGGTCAGCAAATAGTTTGTTAAAAGCTAAATTTTGCAATCTTGGTGATGCTTTTGGATTAGCGTACAAGTTTGCTAGTGCGGCTTTTGGATTAGCTGGTGTTGCTGGAGTTCCTGCATCAATTAATTCGTAACCAGCAGGTGCAGGTTGTGCAGGTTTAGGTTGTAATTGTTGAAAATAATCAGTCAAAGCAGACGATTCATCTGCTCGTAACCGTTTAGCTAAATCTAACTGGGCTTGTTCTGCCCTCTCAATACCTCTTTGACCCATGTAAACATTAGCTAACTGTGCTAAATTTTGTGTCAAAGATGGGGCTACATAACGCCCGCCAACCATTTGGCTTTGGGGTTGTTGCATACCTTGTTGCATAAGCATTTCAGCCATCTTTTGCTGACGCAATATCTTTTGCTGTTCCAGCATTTGATCGGGAGTTAATGTTCCAATATCAGCCATTGTTAATTTTCTCCTGTGGTCATTGTAGGCACTTTGCCTTGACCAAATCCACCGTAAACATTTTCTGCACCGTACTCCATGATTGCAGGTATGGATTTAGCGTAAACGCCCATCTTGCTACTTATCCTTTGTGGGTCTTTATTACGCAACATTGCCGCCATCGCTAATTGGTTCATACCACCGCCTTGGCTTTGCCCTGATTGGTTTGCTAACTGATTCTGTTGGGATAGTGCCGCTTGTTGCATAGCTTGCTGTTGTCCAATATTTTGGTACACAGGTTGTAGCCCGCTTAAATCTTGCATGGGAAGCGGTCTTAAGATGTAAGGATTCATAATTTTCCGTAATCTACGGCTTTGTAGCCGTCATGTAAGGTTATTACAGCATTCGGATACATTGCCTCTACTTCTTGCGCCATTACGCCTGTATGCGTTCCATGACCTGCTAATGGGTGATCCTTAAATTCAGCTTTGTACTCGTATTCGTATACAGGTAAACCATTAGGTAGCCAGCCAATTGCCTTAATATTTTCTTTGGTACGAATATCAGACATTAGTGCCGCACCACCAAGACTAAATAAACCTTGAGTCATTGCGTTGTTTGCGGCATTTTGAGCATTAGATGCGGCTAACTGGGCGTTATATCCCATCTGTGTTGCGCCTAAGATGTCAGCACCAGCGGTGTTTGCTTGCATAGCAGGGTTGACAAAGTTTGGCCCTTGCACTTGTGCGCCTGTTCGTACAGCGTTTAGGGTGTTTAGCGGTTCATTACGCAAGTAAGCTTGTTCTTGCAAACCTTGCTGTCTTGCTTGTTGACCAATTCCAAAACCTTGGGTTGTTGCGCCCAAAAGAAGGTCATTCTCACGCTGGGATTGTTGCATCATTGCACGGTCATACGCTTCAGAACCAATATCTATGCCTCTGTTAGCTAAGTCTTGCTGTAATTTGTCACGCCCTTGTTGAAGCTGTGGAGCAAGCCTTTGCATATAGGCTTCTTGGTATGTCTGACTAGGATTAAACCCTGTGCTTGGTAATTGGCTTACATCAAACGGGGTTTCAAGCATATTGCTGACATAACCCAAACCTTTACCAGTTAACTCACCAAGTCCTAAACTTGCTTTGTTTTGGTAGTCTAAAAGCTGTTGTTGGGCGGGCGCAAGGGATTGCGTAGCTTTCCACATTGGATTGCCAAACTTATCTTCCCCCGAAACTTCGTACTCTAAAGAACCGTAAGGCGTGTATTGATTTACACGATTAGCGGCAATATTAGCCCGTGCCGCCTCTAAGTTACCTGCCGCAGTTTCTCTTGCCGCCCCAGTGTAATCGGGTGGTGGTGGCGCACTAGCCGACTTTCCCATACTTTTCTCCTAAAAACTTACATTTGTCTTTTGACATTACAAAAAACAACAAATCTCCAGTAGGAAAAACATCAAGTAATCGTGCTTGTTCCTCAAACCCCAATTTCTTGACAAACTCTACAGACTTGTCGTTACTGCTTATTACGGGGGCAATAATTTTACTTACCCCCAATTGTACAAAAGGATAATCAAAAATGGTAGATAAGTATTGCCGATTTAATCCTTTTTCAAGGTAAATATGGCAAGTCACCGATTTTTGATTAAAGTCCTCATACCATACTACTGATTCTATTTGATCCGTTACCCAACCAATAGTGGTGGAATTTTCGGGTGTCCATACCATGTCTAACTTTTGGGCGATAAATGGCCCTAACAAGTCTTTATCAAAACATAGCACTAAATGACTCCACCCTTCTCCATCACATAATCGGTACTAGCCCAATGAAAATCAATTCCTTGGCTTGCCACATTAAGGCTAATTGACCCCGCATAACCTAAACCTGTTACGCCCTGCCAAAACTTAGAAACAATTAATTGACCGCCCCAATTTTGGTTATCCCATGTCGATGTATCCCAAACACCCACAGTCAGAGCAGACGGATTAAATGTAATTTGGCTGGTTAACGGTACGGTATCAAAATCGGTACTAATACCGCATAAAACGGTCGGTAAACCGTTATCTGTCTGTAGGATAGGGCGTACTAGGGTAAAGCGTTTTTGTTGCCCCCTAGACTCAAAATACGAGTATGCTTGCTGTACAAACCCGTTGATATTACTACCTTCATCTGAAAATGAATCGTAAAAACGGGCTACATAGCCATTACCGCCAAAATACATATCCTCACCGCTTGATTCCCAGCAATTTGCCAAGATATTGGTAAACCTACACCATGACTTTGTAATATTGTGCATGACATACTGTTCCTGTCCACTTGCTACAGGAATGTTTAGCAACAACATATTGTATTTAGCTAAATAATTTATTTGCCATCCATAATTACCTGAATAAGCGTCTGCCGCTTGGCTAATAGCAAAGAATATCTTATCGGTAATGTTGACCCGTGGGTCTAAACGGGTGGACTGTAATCCTGCGGATAGGGGTACTAAACCTTGTTGGGTCAATAATAGAATGTCACCACCGTACTTAAATACGCACTTACGGGCAAAAGTTTGTCCAATGTTCCAAATACCTACCAACGCCCAATCTGTAGGGTCAGATGGGTCAGAACCCTTGTAAACAGCGACTTCTCCGTTACTTGTAACGAATACGGCTAGGTCATCGACCCCGTAACCAGCATCAATAGTCCATGTTCCCATAGCTTGTAAGTAGCCACCGTTTTTAAAGATGCCACCAAGGGGGAATGAAGTAACCGCCCCGTTAATTGAGTCTACGGGTAAATAACAAAAATTTAAGGAGTTTTCTTCTACAAAATACAGACGCTCTTTAAACAAGTTTACATATGCGAATGTATTAGAATTTTTACCTGTAATGTAATAATCAATCGTATAAGTACCTACAGTCGTAGCATCCCCACTTGGGGCAGAAGCCATTGTGTAGGTAAGAGTCGTTGCACCCGTTACAGTAATGCGGTAAGTTCCGTTAAATTGGGCTGGGACTGCGCCAGCTACGGTGATTGTGTTGCCTGTAACTAGACTATGTGCGCTGGCAGTTGTTAGGGTAGCGGTTAGGTTACCTGTACCACCCCTAGTAATGGTAGAAATGGTCTGTGCGGTACTTGTCGTAGCTCTTCTTGACCAGCGTGTACCATCATAAACAATCATGGGGTCAACATTGTTTACGGCTGGCATAAACGATCCACCAGCAGTCGTAATCATAGAATGCACCCACTTGCCATCGGTATTGCCTGTAAGACTAACAGTAGCCGTAGAGGTACTTGTGTCATAGATAGTCGTTGTTGTAGCACCAAACAGCTTAGTTGTTGTTGGGCTTGCATAACTCATCAAAGACAAAACTTGACCTGTAATGCCTGTAGAAATCTTGGTATACCCTTTTCTGAGGGTCACATCCGTAGGCGTAGGAAAGAAGTTAACCATCTGAACCGCATCTAGCTGGTTCATTTCGGCTAAAGAATCTCTAGCGTTCCAGCCCCCAATCGGGGATGGTAGGGATGCTGTAGTGGCGGTAAACCTCTTAGCGACCGCCATAGTTAGCTACCGTAGCCTGTGTCGGGGATATTGGCGTAACCAATAAGCACCTTGCTTGGGTATGGTGCAAACGATAGGGTAGCAGAGCCTTTGTCGTTAGCTTTAGCGACACTAAGGTAGCGCATATAATCTTGTTGCAGTGCAGTAGTATCAAACGACTTAATCTGAAAATACTTGAGTTTTGTAGCTAAGACTAATACGGTGTCATCCAATACGGTCGTATCGGTATCAGCCGTAAAGCTGTTCTTTACTTGGTCGGTAGCACTTCTAGCCCAGCCCTTAGAACGGTACTCAAAACCTAAATATTCTTGTGTGTTGTAGGGCGGCCAAATTTGGAACTGACCACCTAAGATACGCCAACGAATCCGTGGGCCTGTCGAGATATATCCCGACTTGAGCCACTGCCATTGCTGTGCATCTTCAGGCCCAAGCATCTGCCAATGTTTCGTCTTGTCCCAGTGAGTATTGTCCGTAATGGTTTCAAAGTCAGGCGGTAATGGATACTTGGTCTGTGAAAAGGTAACAGTTCCACCTACGCTGGTAGCCGATGCAAGCTGGCTAACAGTTACGGTAGACCCTGCTACGCTTTCTACATAAGTATCTTGTGGAACATT